CGGGTGCGGGTGATCCGCGACGATGGCAAGATCGAGGCCGCCGAGCCGACGATCGCGACGTGCACCGGCGCGATGACGCTTCGCTTCGATGGTGCCACGCTCGTCGCCGAGGCGACGAACGGCGATCCGGTCGCCGTCGAGTACGGTTTCACCATGGCCGAAGGCTGGTCGCTCTCGTTCGAGCTGTTCCGGGTGTTCCTGCCGAAGCCGAAGTACGCAATCTCCGGTCCCGGCGGCGTCGAGGCCAACTTCGACTGGCGTGCCGCCTACGACGAGAGCGCCGGCACGATGCTGCGCGCCCGTCTCCTGAACGATGTCGCCAGCTACGCGTGATCCATGCTGGGAACCGCGCCCCCACCGCGAACTCGATGCAATTCAACATTTGCGGACTCACCGCCTCCAGTCAACCGAGGCCGCTTTACCTCTATAGCGTCCATCGGGGCGAAATCAGACCCGCCCTAGCTTGGCGCAGACCGCTTCAGTTGCCTCTCGGAACAGTCACCTACTGTCTTCGGCGGCGCGCCCGGCAGACGCTCGCAAGTCTATGAACCTGGGTAGAAAGGATCGCATCATAGCAATGCGCCCAGCCGATGCAGGTGTTGGTAGGCCCGGCTAGGCTTGGTCGCTCGCGGTGCGCAGATCCTGAAGCTCGCCTGCTGGAGGCCGCCAAGCTTCTAGGATCTGCTGCTCACCCGGCCCAAGCGTCGGGGCGAGACGTTCTCCCTGCAGAAGTTTGCGGTCGGACAGACCGTAATATTTCATCAGGCGTTCTGGCGGCGCCAGCTCAAGGAAGGTGAGCTTCTGCTCGAGCAAGGGCAGACGAGGCGACTTTTCCCGTCGGGCGGCCTTGATCTGGCGAGTCAGCCCTTCGACCTCGCGATCGCGCAGCCTCCATGCCTGATCGACGAGGTCGGCTGCGCGTTCATTGGCACGATCGGTCCCGTCGCGACTGATGAGAACGCCGGCCAGCAGGCCGCAGATACCCACAAGCGGGACTGCAAAGGGCGCGTAGATTAGCATCGACGCGCTCGCCAGCGCTGCAAAAGTGCCACCGGCACCGACACCGAATCCGAGCGAGCCATATATCGCGCCGGTGCGCAGTAGAGACGCGTTGGTCGATGCGCGGGAAATCGTCTTGAGGGTCTTGTCGGCCTTGGCGGCTATGCTGACAAGATCGACGATCTTGGAGCGGATCGAGGGCATCAGCGGATCTTTTCCAGCATCGCGCGCGCGTTCCCGATGGCGAATTTGTTGGCGCGGCTGACGCGGAACGCTTCTCCTGCAAGGCGGCGCAGCGTCGTGAAGCGCGAGAAGCAGGCCGCCGCGGCGGACAGGGCCAGCGCGAGCATCGTCGTGACGATCGTCTGGCCGGTATAAGTTTGCAGAATGCCCTGTTCGATCCGAATTGGCGCAAACGCGACAAGCCCCAAGCCGAATGCTATGAAAAAACAGGCAAAAGCGGCTGCATTCCAATAGACCGACTGAGCGCGGAGCGTCTCGTAGGCATGTTCAAGCTCAAGGTTGTAGGCCTCGTTACGGGCTACTTGATCCTCAAGGTCTTGCCAGGTTGGCTCGAAGTTGTCGTCTAGATAGTCGTCGGACTGCATCAGTCTCTCCCCTTGCCAGGTTTCTACCGTAACCGGTGTTCTGAGGCCACCTTCTCGTTGGGTAGCTGAGGGGGATGTTCCCCAGATCGCGCAGACCCGGCTGACGCCGCAGGTCCGGCCGGTCGGCCGGGTGGGCGGCGCATCTGCGCGCCCCATCCGGCCCGGCCCGGGGGCGCACGAAACCCGACGTTAACTCGAGCCGACGCAAACTCCCGGCATGCGAAATCTGTTGTCCCGCCTGCTGGCCTTGTTCGACGTCTCTGGCGACGAGCCGGCCGACAGCGAGCCGCTGCCGCCGCTGCCGGACTCCGAGTACGATTGGCTGGAGATGGAATACCCTAGCTACCAGTCGGTACGGCCGCTGAGCAATCCGTTCTTCTGACGCGCTCGCGAGAGCGAGACACGGGCTGTCCACGTCCGCTCTAGCCGGCGCAGCGGCTCGTCGATCGCCGAGCCACAAGCCACCGTTCGTAGAGCCGTCCCAAGCCCCCGCGTCGCCAAACCGAGGTGGTCAGCTTCCTGCGCCGCGGCAACAAGCGACCCAATCCGGAGCAAGTACAGGGATGATTCGACTCGATCTAAAGAGGGAGCCGCACTGGCTCGATCTCGGTCATGGCGTGCGCCTGTACGTGAAGCCGTGCACAACGGCGCTGATGATGGCGGTGCGCGCCCAGGTGCAGCACACACCTGCCGCGGCATCGACTGCCAGTGAGGCAGCCGGCTTGCGTTCGGCGGAGCTGCTGAAGGCGCTGGCCAAGCTCGCGGTTACCGACTGGGAAGGCATCGGTGATGCTGCAGGAGATGCGGCGCCGGTAACGCCGGAGTGCGTGGACGCGCTGATGGACTTGTGGCCGATCGCCAGCGCCTTCGAGAGTGCATACCTCGGCCCGGCGCTGCTGCTGGACGAGGAAAAAAACGGCTGAGGGCCCGCGCCGAATGGCATTTTGGCGGCGGGCCGGAGTACTGCAGCAACTGCGCTCAGCTCGATCGGCCGTGTGCCAAGGGCGAAGTGGGCTGCGATGGTCGACGCTGTCCTTACACCGAGCATGAACCGCTGACCGATGCCGGCTGGCAGGCCTGGGACGTGCTTACTCGGTGCGCGTGCCAGCTGCGGCTGGCGCCAAACTCCGCCATTGTCATCGGCGTCGATATATGCGCGGCGCTGGCGATCGGTTCTGCCCTCGGCCACGACGTTCGTGCGCTTGCCGAGCTGCTGCCGGCGGGCGAAGCCGGGCTGGTCAAGGCGCTCAACGAGCGGCTCGAGGCTCCGGGAGCCTGAATGCGATTGCCTTCTACGTCTCCGCGCAACCGTTCAGGTCTTTGACAGTCCGTCCTCGGTGAGGCCGGGAAGCCACGGCAGATCGGTTACGCCGGGATCGATCCCGATCTGAAAAATCAGTGTCGTCAGCTGGCCGCGGTGATGGGTCTGATGGTTGAACATGTGCGTAACCAGGGTCCAGGCCGGCAGCCGCCGCAGGACACCGTCGACGCCGCTGCGATAGTTGAGAGGGGCGGCGAGCCAGCCGGCATCGAGGCTGTCCGCCCAGGCGATGATGCGCGTGTCCATCTCCATCCGGGCTGCGCGCAAGTCGGCAAAATCCTCATAAATGATCTCACCCATTTTCAGACGTGGCCGTTCGAGGCCTTCGAAACGGGCCATCCACATCAGATCGCCGAACAGCAGATGATTCAGCGTCCCATGGATCGAGCCGAAGAAGGCGCCACGATCGCATTTTCGTTCGGCATTCGGGACGTCTGCGAGCAGCGCGTAGATGCGCCCGTTCATCCAGTGATTGTAGGCGGCCATCATTTTCGGCCAGTCGGGCGTCATCGCGTGGTCTCCGCTCATCAACTCTGCTGCCATCATCCGGCATCCTGTCTCGGGAACAAGATCTCCTGACCACCACTTTGGCTGATCCGAACCATGGCCGATCGTAATCTCGCCATCCGCCTTGCCGTGATCGACGGCGGCAAGGTGAAGGCCGAGCTGCGCGACGTCGGCGACAGCGGCGCCCGCGCCCTGCAGCGCATCGAGGACGCCTCGCGGCCGGCGTCGCGCGCGCTGCAGGTCCTGGACGGCGTGGCGGGTGAACTGCGTGGTGGGCTGGAGGAGATGGCGGGGCGGACCGGTGCTCTCGGTGCCGGTCTGGCGCGCATCGGCCCGGCCGGGCTCGCCGCCGCGGCGGCGATCGGCGCCGTCACGCTTGGACTGAAGGGCAGCCTGGAGGAGGCGGCGAAGGCGGATCAGTCCTACCGCCGGCTGGAGGCGGTGCTGAAGGCCACGGGACATGCGTCCGGGCTGACCGCCGACGAGATCGCCTCGTTCGCGGACGGCATCGAGCGCTCGACGATGGCCACCGCCGAGGGCGTGCAGGACGCCGCCTCGATCCTCGCCACCTTCCGCTCGGTTGCGGGCGAGACGTTCACCCGCGCGCTCAGCCTGGCACAGGACATGAGCGCGGTTTTCGGGCAGGATCTGTCCGGTGCCGCCACCCAGCTGGGCAAGGCGCTGGAGGACCCGATCGACGGCCTCACCGCGTTGCGCCGGGTCGGTGTGTCGTTCTCGGATACGCAGAAGGAGCTGATCCGCTCGCTGGTCGAGACCGGGCAGACGGCGGAAGCGCAGCGGGTGATCCTCGATGCCCTGGAGAGCCAGGTCGGTGGCGCCGGTGCCGCCGAAGCGGGCGGACTCACCGGCGCCACCAACCGGCTGCAGGACGCCTGGGGCAACCTGCTGGAGGCGATCGGCCGCACCCCGGCGGTCACGTCCATCGCTCAAGGCGCGCTCGACCTGCTGTCCGGCGCGATCGAGGGTATCTCCTCGGCGATCGATGACGATCCGGTCGGCCAGCGGATCGCGGCGGCGACGGCACAGCTGACGCAAGCGCGTGACGAACTCGCTCGTTTGGAGGCGGGCGGACCGGGCACGCCGATGCTGGGTCAACGCTTCGCCGTCGACGAGCAGCGCCAACGGGTGGCTGCGCTGGAGCAGGAATTGGCGACGCTGACCCGCATCGGCGAGGCAGAAGCACAAGCCGCGGCGGACGAACGGGCGCGTGCCGAGGCGGGACAGCAGGCGGCCGAGGCCGAACGGCGCGCCGACGCGCTCGCTTCCCAGCGCAGTCAGCTGGACAAGGCGCTCGACCAGCTGGGGACCGGCCCTGCCGAGCGGATCGCCCAAATCAACCGCGAGCTGGCGGAGACGAAGAAGCGCCTGGACGCGCTGCGCGCACCCGACGGCGGTAACGCGTCGGATGTGGACGCCGCGATCCATGAGGCGGAAGAGATCGCCCGGCGCAGGATCGCGGCGATCAATCAACCTCTGGAAGAAGCGGCCAAACGTGCTCGCGAAGCTGCCGAACGCCAGTCGGCGACCGAGCAGGTGGCAGCGGAGCGGGTCTACCAAGCCAACGAGAAAGTGATCGACGATCTCGCCAAGCAGCTGGCGCTGTTCGGCGACGAGCGCCGGCAGTTCGTCGACCAGGCGCTGTCACGCCTGTCGGAAAGCGCCACCGACGAGCAGTGGGTGCAGGTCGAGCGGCTGGCAAACGCGCTCTATGAAGAGAAGCTCGCCCGCGAGCAGCTGGCGGAGAGCCTGCGCACCGAGCAGCAGCTGCGCCAGCAGGGTGCACGGCTGACCGAGCAGATGCGCACGCCGGCGGAAAAGCTGGCGGCAACCCTGCAGCAGCTAGATGCGCTGATGCAGGCTGGCGCCATCGACGCCGACACGCACGGCCGCGCCATCGCCGACGCGTACCGCGAGGCGGAGCAGGCGGCCGACCGGATGCTCGCCACCAGCCGTGACTGGCAGGACGGCGTGACGCGGGCGTTGCGCGACTATGCCGACCAGGCGATGGATGCGGCGAGTGCGGCCGAGCAGGCGACGACCCAGGCGTTCCAGGGAATGGAAGACGCGCTCGTCGGCTTCGTGACCACCGGCAAGCTCGACTTCGCCTCGCTGGTTGACGCGATGATCGCCGATCTGGCGCGGCTGTCGATCCGCATGGCGGTCCTCGGTCCGTTGGCGCAGGCGCTGAGCGGCGGGCTCGGCGGTCTGGTCTCGGGGTTGTTCGGTTCGTCGGCACCGACCGCAGGCAGCGGTGAGGCCGGTGCAGCGCCGGGGCCAGGAACCGGCGGACTCTACGCCGAAGGCGGCGTGTTCGTGCACGGCGCCGTCATCCCCTTCGCCCAGGGTGGCGTGGTCGACCGGCCGACCCTGTTCCCGATGGCCCGCGGCATGGGCCTGATGGGCGAAGCCGGGCCCGAGGCGGTGCTGCCGCTGAAGCGGCTCTCCTCTGGCCGGCTCGGCGTCGAAGCAGCGGGCGGGCCGCAGGTCACCGTCAACATCATCAACAATGCGGGTGCCAAGGTGACGACCGAAGAACAACGGGATCCCTCCGGCAACCTGAGCCTGAACGTCATCATCGACGCGGTCGAGGTGGCAATGGCGCAGCGGGCGGCTCGGCCCGGCAGCACGCTCAACCGCGCGCTCGCCGCTGCGGCCAACCCGATCCGGGCACGATAGCGATGGCGATCCCGCCCTGGCCGACGTCGCTGCCGCAGCGGCCGCTCTCCGATGGCTTCTCCGAGACGCCGCCGAACCTGCTGGTGCGCAGTGCCACCGACATCGGGCCGGCCAAGGTGCGCCGGCGGGCGACAGTCGGAGTCTCCCGGCTGAAGGCGGCATTCCGGCTCAGCCCGGCGCAGCTCACCACCTTCCGCAGCTTCTTCGCTTCCGACCTGCAGGGGGGAGCCCTGTCGTTCTCGTGGACGCATCCGGGGACCGGCGCCGTCGGCGCGTTCCGCATCGGCTCCCCACCGAGCATCGAGCCGATCGCTGCCGGCATCGCCTGGCGGGTCAGCCTGGATCTGGAATTGCTCCCATGACTCTGACAGATGCCGCCACCCGCGAGATCGCGGCGCAGGACTGCGCCACGCCCTGGCTGGTGCTGCTGGAGATCAGCCACCCGCAACTGCCGACGCCGTTGCGGCTGACCTCGGATGGCGTCGCGACCCTCAGCAACGGTGCCAGCTACGAGCCGTTCCCGTTCGAGGTGACATTGCCGGACGATGCCGAAGGCCGTGCGCCGCGCGCGCAGATCCGGATCGACAACACCAGCCAGGAGGTGGTGGCGATGCTGCGCGGGCTGACGACGCCGCCGTCGCTGACCATTCGCATCGTTCGCAGCACCGATCCCGACGTCGTCGAACGCGAATGGTCCGGGCTGGAATGGCGGGCCTCCACCTTCGACGTCGGCTTCGTCACCGGCACGCTCAGCGTCGACGACCTCGCCGCCGAGGAGTTCCCCTACGTCACCTTCGACGGGAGGTTCAAGGCGCTATGGCCATAACTGGTTTCGACCAAAGTCCCTCGGCTTCGCCTCGGTGTACTTTGGCCGAGTTCAATTGAGCGCGCGCCCTTTGGGCGGCCCTGCGGGCGCGCGCACGTTTTTTGTTCTGATCCCTGACATCTGACCGGCATCTGATGACCCAGCTTCCTGTGTGGACCGCCGGCTATGTCGGCATCCCGTTCCTTGATCTTGGCCGAAGCCGGGCGGGGTGTGACTGCTGGGGGTTGGTGCGGCTGGTGCTGGCCGAGCAGGCCGGCCTTCAGCTGCCGTCGCTGGCGACCTGCTACGGCAGCGAGGCGAACACCACAGGTGTTGGTGACGCCATCGAGGCGGAACGCCGGTCCGGCGCCTGGGATCGCATCGATGCCGGCGATGAGCAGCCGTTCGACGTCGTCGAGATGTCGGGTACTTCGCGAATTCCCGGCTCCGGCTGGGTGTTCGGTCCGCTGCACGTCGGCGTCGTCGTGGCGTCCGGCTGGCTGCTGCACGTCGAGCGTGGCACCGCCGCCGTGCTCGCCCGCTACCGGGAGGATCAGGTCATCCGCCGACGGGTTCTCGGATTCTGGCGGTATCAGGAGACAGGAAACAGGAGACAGGATGGTGAGCAACAGCAGCCCCTTTCCCGTGTCTTTCCACCTGGCTCCTGACACCTGTTCCCTGATTCCTGTCTCCTGCTGCCCGCACCCGTTCGAGCAGCGGCGCGTCGACCATGCAGTGCCGGCGGGGCTGACGATCGCCGAGATCGTCGAGCTGATCCAGCCGGACCCGGTGCTGCGCACGCACGGCGTGGCGTTCCTCGGCGAGCAGGCGATCGAGCGGCAGCACTGGCATCGCGTGCGGCCGAAACCGGGGACGTATCTGTCCATCCGGCTGCTGCCTGCCGGCGGTGGCGGCTGGCGGATCACGGCGATGGTCGGCATCGCGATCCTTGCCGTCGTCACCACCGCGCTCACCTACGGCGCCCTGGCGCCGGTGTGGGGAACGACCGTAGCCGCGATCGCCGGCGGCCTCGCCGGCGCGGCGGTCTCGCTCGGCGGCACGCTGCTGGTCAACACCTTCCTGCCGCCGCCGGTACCGGAGCTGTCGAAGGACAAGGGCACCGAAAGCCAGACCTATCAGATCCTCGGTGCCCGCAACCGCATCGACATCTGGGGCAAGGTGCCGTTCCTGTGCGGCCGCTTCCGGCTGACGCCGCCGTACGCCGCCGCACCCTATCGTGAGGTGGTGGGCTCCGATACCTGGTGGCGGGCGATCTTCGCCGTCAGCCACGGACCAGTTCACGTCGAGTCCATGCGCATCGGCGCAACGCCGATCGACAACTACGCCGAGGTCGAATGGCAGCTGCGCCGCGGCTACTGGTCGATGCCGGATCAGGGCGGATGGGATCCGGCCTTGGGCGCCTTTCCCGCCAATCCCAGCTTTGGCGACACCTGGACGGCCGCTACGTCCGGTACGGTCAACGGGCTTCCGATCGTCGCCGGCCAGACCATCACCTTCAACCGGCTGGCCGATGCCAGCAGCGCGTCGGCCTGGGACCTCGACCAGGGCAAGCCGTTCTCGCTCTATCCGTCCGACGTCTACGAGGACCCGCTGTCGGTGGCGCTGACCTATGCCGCCGGCGGCCAGGTGCGGACGACGGCGCCGGGGGCCGACGAAATCGCGATCGAAATCGCCTTCGAGCGTCTGGTGCACCTCCAGAACCAGCCGGCCGGCAAGAAGTCGGATCAGTCGGTCACCTTCCGGATCGAGCAGTCGCCGGCGGGCGCGAACCACTGGAGCACGGTGCTGGTGCGCACCGTCACCGGCCGGCAGCAGACGCCGCTCTACTGGGGGCATCGCTGGCGCCCGGCCGAGTATGGCCCAGTCGATGCCAACCAGAGCTACGACATCCGGATCACCCGGCTCTCGGGCGATACCGACGAGGAGCGGAACTTCTCCAAGTGCTTCTGGACGGCGCTGCGCACCATCACCGCCGGCGATCCGGTGCCGGTCCCGGGCGTCACGCTGGTCGCCGTGCGCATCCGCGCCACCGGCCAGCTGCAGGGGACGATCGACGAGTTCAACGTCACCGCGCGCACCATCGCGCGGGACTGGGACGTCAACACGGACAGCTGGGTGTGGCGGCCGACGTCATCCCCGGCGGCGCTGTTCCGCCACATCCTGCAGCACCCGGGCCGTCGCAAGCCCGCGATAGATGCTCAGATCGACCTGGAGCGGCTGGTCTACTGGGACGGGGGGACGCGTCCGGCGAGCCGCGAATTC